CCTATGGCAACACACCAATGACAATGAATGCACAAGGAGTACAGCTAGTGTCTGGTTTCTCACCTAGTATTTTAACTTCATTGTTAAATAACGATGGTAAGACTCCATACGACTTCATGTTGGATGTAATTTTGGCAGATAGATACAAAGAGGTTGTGGCGTAAGCCATACCTCTTACTTGAGAAAAAGGGGCGATTGATATGAAATCACGTAAAGAGCGTAGAGCAGAAGCAAGAGCAAATAAGGTAGCATTTGAACCACAATACAAGTCTGGTACACGTACCACTCTTAAAGGTGAGGTAATCACTGTAGGTGGAGCACCTAGAACTTATCAAGAGGTTTTTGGTAAGAAAGAAGAAGCAGTCGAAGTAGAAGTAGTAGAAACAGAAGCGGTAGAGACAACTGAATAATTCTTGCGAGAGCAAGTGGTCGGGAAGAGAAAAAGAATAAGTCGAGGGCATTGCCTTTGACTTTTTCTGCTATATAAGACAAAAAGGAGATATTTACCATGAGGTCATATACTAACAAAGATGGTGAGTTAATTAAGGTTTCAGAACAGCACTTACAGACTGCTGTAAAGATTAAAAAAGAATTACAAAAACTGTCAACATCGAATAAAGCTTCTTTGAAAAAATTGGTGCAAATGATGGAGCGTGAAGGTTTTTACGATGCAGAAGCTAGTGAAGCTTATCGCTGTATGCTTAAAGCGTATCAGAAGAGTATCGGTGAACTACCGAAAGCAGAAGAAGTAAAGAATGAAGTTATTACAAGTAAGCTCAACTCAATCAAAGAACAGGTTGGAGAAATGCGTTATGAGAAACATGAGATTCAGCATTCTTTAAGAGAGTTAAACAGAATCAAAAGAGATATTATGGATGCTGTACTAATGGCAGAGCAAGTAGGTTTAGCATTCGCAAGCCATGACTTCTCAGACTTAAAGTTTGAGCCAGAGTTAAAGAGCGTTTCAGAAACAGATACAGAAATGATTGCTTGTCTGTCAGATATGCACATCGGGGCAAAAGTTGACACAGATATCAACAACTACAACTATGGTATTGCAATCGGAAGACTAAGTGATTACGCACATAGAATAATCAAAGAATCAAGAATACATAATATTTCAACGGTACACGTAGTAAATTTGGGAGATGTAATAGAACACTCTGGAATGAGATTCGCACAGGCATTTGATGTAGAGTTTCCTTTCTCAGAGCAGATTGTAAAAGCATCTGACATAATCATTAAGTTTTTGATATTCCTAGTAAGAGCAGGGTTAAATGTTTCTTACGCAGGTATTGCAGGAAACCATGATAGAATCGCAGATAAGGATAAGAACATCAATGGCGACCATGCAGTAAAGGCAATCAACTATGCAATCAAGACATTCATCGAGAATGCAGAAATTAAAGGGATTACATATGTTGAAGCAAATGATTACAGTCACTCATTGACAGTCAACGGTGCAAACTTTAAGTTTGTACATGGAGACTTAGACTCTGTTAAAGATGAGAATGTTTTATCTAAACATTGCTCCCTAGATGGTATCGATTATGATATGTTGGTCATGGGACACTATCATCATTTCAGAGAAGTCGAAGTTGGTTTCGACAAAAGAATAGTAACGTTTGGCTCACTAAAAGGGGCAGACGATTATGGCATGAAAATTAGAAAGGTTTCCTCTGCTTCACAAGGTATCATTATTGTGGACGATAAAGGAGACATTGATGTAAAACGCATCAAGTTAGATTAATAAAAATCAAATTTTATCAAAAATACGAACAAATATGCTTAATAAAGCACTAATTAGTGAAAGGGTATTTAATGTTGTTTAAATCGTATTCTCCCTGCGGTCTAGACAACATTAAAATACTCTTTTATTAATTTTCAGAAAGGAGATGAAAATTAATGAGTACACCTAGAAAAAGACCTACAAAGGTTACACCTAAAAAGAAATGTAACACTTGTACAAAAGAAAAGGCAGAAACATTTTTCTTCAAAGTTGACAGTCCTTTATTTCCAGATGGTAGAATCAATACTTGTCGTGATTGCGTTCGTGAACAAGTTAATGTAGAAGACATTGAACAAGTCATTGGTTTTCTAAGACAAATCGATAAACCATTCTATCAAGATGAATGGGATAAAGCGTTAACTTCTGGCAGTCACCCAATAGGGGTGTATCTAGGAAAAATAAATTCACTACAACAATATAAGGGTAAAAGCTTTATTAATAGTGATGGAATGAATGGTATCGGCAAGGTGGATTTACAATCTGCTAAAGCACCAGATACTATCGAGAATGTGAAAGGTGAAGTCATTGAGTATACTGATGAACTTGTTAACAAGTGGGGTATCGGTTATAAGAAACAAGAGTATCTAAGAATGGAAAAATTCTATCAGGATATGCGTTTAACTCATGAGATTCACACTCCTGTTCACGTAAACAAATTAATGGAACTAGCATATCTTCAAATCGAACAAGAAAGATTACGCCAAGAGCGTGATATGCCTAACTATGTTAAGTTAGCAAAAACGATTGATGATATGGAAAAATCAGCAGGTTTCAGACCTGTTGACAGACAAGGATTAGACGATGCCACAGGTATCAGAAGCTTCTCACAAATATTCGAGGAAGTTGAAAAACGTGGATTTAGAATGCCACCTGCAATCGATTTTGAAAAAGATATAGTAGATGCAATGATTGTATCATTAGCTAACTATTATAACAGATTGGTTGGAGCACATATTCTTAAAGATATTCCAGAGGAAATCGCACAGGAACTTGATGAGTTCTATGAAGACGATTTAACACCTGTAGAATTGAATGACGAAGAATATGAGGATTTAGACTTTAGCTTGGGTGATGACGATGAGTAATGCTAAGTGGAAATCTTGGTCTGACTTAGAAAATGTAAAGGGTACTAACCAAAAGAATATACATGACCTTCTGCCTACATGGGCAGAGATGCTTGCTTACTTCCAAGTATACCCTGACAGATTCATAGATTACATTCTTGATGAAGACAGCACTTTTAAGCTGTATCCATTCCAAAGAATTTTTCTCAGAATAATGGCGAGATATAAAAAAATTTACATCACCGCTACACGTGGAACGAGTAAATCATTTTTGAACATCTTGTCAATGTACTTAAAATGTATCTTCTTCCCTAATATTAAACTATCATTAGTTGCTCCACAAAAAGACCAAGCCTCACAAATTGCACAGCAAAATGTGGAAGCGATTTGGAACTTCATGCCTTTACTTCAAAAAGAAGTTAAGAAAACGCAGTTCGCAAAAGACTTTACAAGACTTACATTCTGGAACAATAGCGTTCTAGATATTGTTGTCGCAAGTCAAGGTTCACGTGGTCTTCGTAGACATGGACTTTCCTTCGAGGAAATTTGCCAAATGGAAAAACATAGAGAGGTAATTGGGGAGGTACTATTACCATTATTAGCCAACAACCGTAAAGGTGCAGATGGTGAAGTATCAAAGCATGAAATACATAAACAGTTGATGTATGTAACAACAGCATCCTCTAGACAATCCTACGCATGGGAACAATTATACAGTGTTATGATTGATATGGCAAGGGAAAAATCAGCATTCGTTATTGGAAACGATTACAGTCTTCCAGTAATGTTTGACCAACTTGACCCTGAGTATATTGAAGATACAAGAAATGACCCTTCAATGTCACCACTTCAATTTGCACGTGAGTACATAAGCGTATGGACAGGTTCTAGTGAAAACAGTTTAGTACAACTTAAAGACTTAGAAAGATGTAGAGTTCTTCCTACTGCTGAATTTAAAGCAGATATGAAGGGTAATCATAAATATATAATCTCAGTGGACGTTGCTCGTTCAGAAAAGAAAAATACAGCAACAACCGCAATAGCAATCTTCAAACTCATCCCTAGAGGTGATGGAAGATATATGAAACATCTGGTTAATGTTCATACATACAAAGGCAATATGCACTTTGAAGACCAGAGTATTTACATCAAAGAGCTTGTTGAAAAATACAACGCTTCTATGGTGACAATCGATGGTAACGGTTTGGGTAGAGGTCTTGTGGACTACCTAGTTAAAGAAGACAAATATCCTTCTTACTCAGTAGTTAATGATGATAGCTACGACAAATACAAAATGCCAAACTCACTACCATTAGTATTCAATGTAATGTCGAATACAAAAGAAACAAGTGCTTCTAATATTTACAACAATTTTATGACAGTAATCGCAAACCACGACTTAAAACTTTTAGTCTCTGATTCAGTTATCAAAGAGAAAACTAAAGAGAAGGACTATGAGAAGCTAGGGGAACAATTACTACCACACGTTGAAACTGGATTGTTCGTAGATGAAGTTATGAACCTAGTTTACGAAGCACAAGGAAATAAGACGAAAGTTAAACGTGTTTCTAAGCAGATGGAGAAAGATAGATTCTCTGCTGTTTCTTACGGTTTATATTACATCTATCTTGAAGAACAGAAGAACCAACAAAGAAAGCGTGAAACTTTCGATGCAACAGGTTTCTTCGCAGTTAAAAAAGCAAAGCATAAAATTTGGAGTTAATGGGAGGTGCAGGAATGACAGAAGAAAACAATCAAAGACAAAGTGTTATGGCATTCAGCCAGATGGACTTTGCAAAACTAATAATCAACGACTTAACTAATAGTAGGGAAGCTCGTTCGATACTAAAAAAATACAAGCAAAGCGAAGTTCGTGAAATTATCGAAGCTTACAAGTTGCCTAAAAATCAAGAAAAACTTCGTGAGATTTCACAGTTACTATGGGCAAAGAGTCCACAGTATCAACGACTAATCGATTACTTTGCAGGTATGGCACTATTCTCTCATATCATAGCTCCAATCAAGGATATCAGAAGTGCAAATAAGAACAAGGTTCTTAAACAGTATACACAAATTGGTGAACTATTAAAGCTGATGAACCTTAGACACGAAATGACAAGAGTTCTTACAACAGCTTTTACAGAAGATGTATTCTTTGGATACATTCACAGAGATAAGAAATCATTCTACATCCAACCTATTGATGCTAATATCTGTAAAATCACATCTATTGAAGATGGTATTTATAATTTTAGTATCGACATGAGATACTTTGAAAAAGACGAAACTAGATTGGCGGCTTACGCAAGTGAGGTGCAACAAAAATATCTAGGTTGGAAATCTTTGAAAGATAAAAACTCTAGAATCAATGAATGGGTAGAACTTGATGCAAAGAACACAATTTGTATCAAAGTTAATGACAATATGTTGGAAGCGTTTCCACCATTCGCAGGTTCATTCGATGCTATATTCGATATTGAAGCATTCAAGCAATTACGCAAAGATAAAGAAGAATTAGGAAACTATATGATTCTTACACAGGAATTGCCAATGCGTGAGAACAGTGAGAACAACAATGACTTTATGATTGATAGAGACATGATGATGTTCTTCCACAACATGGCAAGCGAGACTGTGCCAGAAAACGTTGGCGTAATCACTTCCCCAATGCCTATCCAAGCTGTAAAGTTTGATAGAGACAGAGTTGACAGTGATGGCGTTGCTAAAGCAGAACGTGATTTCTGGTCAAGTAATGGTACATCTCAACTATTATTCAATGCTGATAAATCCACTTCTCAAGGTCTTCTAATGTCAGTTAAGACAGACGAAGAAATTGTATTCGCAGTTATCACACAGATTGAAAGATGGTTGAATCGTTATTTCAAATTTGAATTTAGCGATTTAATGTTTAGCGTATCTATATTGCCTATTACACGTTTTAATCAATTAGATATGTATAAAATGTACCTTGAAGCAGGACAGTATGGACTACCAGTAAAGAGCCATCTAAGTGCAACGATTGGCTTAGACCCAATCGAAACAATGAATATGGCTTACCTAGAAAATGACTTGTTAAAGATGCACGAAGAGTTTATGCCATTGATGTCTTCACATACAATGGGCGACCCTAACGAAGCAGTAGCAGGGCAACAAAAAGGTGCAGATGGTAGACCTCAGAAGAAATCTACAGAGGTTTCAGATGAGACTTCTAGAGGTAAAGATAAGCCTAATGCGTAATAAAATATAAGCTTGAAAGGAGGTGGAAAAGAGTGTCAAAGAAATTGATAGATTTCACAGGAACTAAAATTAGTGATGTGAAACAAATTAACCCTCTTTTCTCTACCTGTAAAGTGCGTATCTTGTACACAGGAAGAAATCGCAATATGTCGATTATTTCTAGAGATGCGGTTGAGAAAGCATTACCATCTATTATAGGTGTCCCAATCGTTGGAGAGTATTCTATGGAAGCTAAAGACTATAAAGGTCATGGTGGAGCAATCGATTTGGATTCATACGATTTCATCCACACAACAAAACCTTATGGTTTCGTTCCACAAGATGCAACTTTCTCATGGGAAGAAGTTAGAACTAGAGATGGTAACAGTAGAGAATATTTAACTGTCGATGGATGTTATCTATGGACAGGAAGGTATCCAGAAGCTTTCAGCGTTATCGAGCAAGGTAAAGGTCAATCAATGGAGATTGAAGTAAATGACGGTGAGTGGAACTATGATGAAGACGCTTACGATATTAAAAACTTTACTTTCTCTGCCCTATGTATTTTAGGTGATGACGTAGAACCTGCTTTTGAAGATGCAAAAATTTCATCTAGTTTCTCACTAGATTCAGATGCGTTCAAATTAGAATACGCAAGAATGATGGAAGATGTGAAACAAACTTTACTACAAAAAGAGGGGGTTAACGAAATGAAACTTAAAGAATTACTAGAAAAGTATTCTCTTAAAATTGAAGATTTAACAGCTAAAGGAATTGATTTCAATGAAATCTCAGAAGATGAGCTAGAAGCTAAAATCATCGAGGTTTTTGAAATTGATGTGAATGGTGATGTTGAGCCAGAGGTAACAGAGCCAGAAGCAGTAGTAGAACCAGAAGTTGACAATGAGCCAGAAGTTATCGAGCCAGAGGTAGTTGAACCAGAAGCTACAGAACCAGAAGTGGTTGTTGAGCCAGAGGTTGATTTCCAAGCTCGCATTGAAGCATTAGAGGGCGAATTAGCTACAGCTAATGAAACTATTACAAATTTAACTACAGAAGTGGAAGGCTTACGCCAGTTCAAATTGGACGCTGAAAAAGCGAAGCACGAAGCGGAAGTAACAGCTATCTTCTCAAAATTCCAATTAACAGAAGAGGAAGTCAAAGATATTGACGTTCACGCATTCTCTGTTGAGGAAGTTGAAGAAAAATGCTATGCAATTCTTGGTCGTAAAATGGCTAAGAAAAACTTCTCTAAAGACAAAGAAGCAGGTAACATCCATCTACCATTAGATGGTGGAAACCAAGATAAGACATCTAATCCATATGGTGACTTATTTGAAAAATATAACAAATAATTATTTATTCTAGGAGGAAAAAGATAATGGCTATCGTAAGAAAAGATAAACTATTAGCAGGTTACAATGGTAACTTAGAATCAGTTAAGGTTCACAACAACGCAGGTTCAGCAACAGTTCAAACTACTAATGGAGTATTCGTAGTTGTTGAAGGTTTAATGGCAGGAGAGCGTGAGGTTAAGAAAGCTCGTTTAGCGGCAACAGCAGACTTCGCTAAAGATGTACTTTTAGTACACAATGCAGAGGTTATGTATGATGAGCGTCTAGACAAACTAGCAGATTTCCGCATCGAAGCAGGTAAGGTTGCACGTGCATACCGCTTGTACGATGGTGATATCATCACACTTACTACAGACCTTTTTGCAGACACAGTTGTTGTAGGTGACAAACTTATCGTTAAATCTAACGGTTTAATCGGTAAAGACGCTACTAACCTACCAAATGCTAAAATCGTATTTGAAGTAATCGAAGATGCAGGTTACGAATTGTCTCCATTAATGGGAGCATTCGCTGTTCAAGTTACTCGTCAAAAATAATTCTAATTAATAAACAATAGGAGGAAATAACAATGGATAAAAATATCATCAAACTAGCTGTAGATTTAGCTAGAGGGAAAGTGCAAAACTTCTCTAAAGAAGAAGCTAATGAAACGCTTCGTAAAGCATTCTTAGACTTAGGAGAGTTTTCAGCAGACGGTAAAATTGACCGCAAAACTTTCCGTAAGCACAAAGTAGAAATCTTCGAGATTCTTGAAGAAATCATCAACGAAACTCTTGAGGAAGGTCTTCGTAACCAATTTGACGGTTTCGCAGAATACCGCAACCTAGCATGGGGTGACACTAACCTGTTCAAGACTCCTGTAAATGACATCTTCCGAGTTGCACTTGTTTCTGATGGAAACGGTAACATTCGTAGACAACGTTTACGTGATGGTCAAGAGTTCTCTGTAAGCTTAGATACATACGCAATCAAAATCGGTGAAGAGTTCCACCGCTTCTTAGCAGGTCGTATCCAGTGGGCAGAGTTAACTAGCAAAATCGCTGAGTCATTCCAACGTGACTTAACTCAACGCATTTACAATGCAGTATATAGCTCTTATGGCAAATACAATGGTACATACCACAAAACATTTGCTAACGCAGGAGCTATGACAGAAGATGACCTAGTTCTTATGGCTATGCACATCGAAGCTCGTACAGGTGAAAAAGTAGCAGTTTACGGTACTAAATTAGCACTTCGCAAACTTGCTCCATCTAACATCACAGAAGCTATGAAAGATGCTCGTAACTCTGTAGGTTACTACGGTGAAATCTCTGGAATCGAACTACGTGAAATTCAACAATCTCACCAATATGGTTCTGACAACTTCGCTATCGATAACAACTTCTTACTATTGCTCCCACAAAATGCGGACAAAATGGTAAAAGTTATCAACGAAGGAGACGCAATCATCCAAGACCAACAAGGCGGAACATCTGCTGACATGATGCAAGAATACTTCATCGCACAACGTTTTGGTATTGCTGTAATCACTACAAAAGTATTCGGTTTCATCAAGTTCACAGCTTAATGATATTTGATAGTCGGAGAGGGATTTTCCCTCTCTTACTATTATACTATATTTACCAATAAAAATCAAGGGGAAAAAGGAGATAATTAATATGGCTAAATTAAATAAGGCAGACTTAATTAAAAAATTGGTGGAAGATTACGGTTACGAAGCAGAAGACCTTAAACTTTTGACTAATGCTAAACTTCAAACAATGATTAAAGATGAAGAGGAAGAAGCTCTTGAATTAGAGTCTAGAACTACTAGAATGTCATCTAAAGTTTCAAAGATTAAAGATGAAGACTATATCGCTGTAATGAGCGGAGAAAAAGGTACTTTCATTCATCGTTCTTTGCAAACAGGTAGAGAATGGGTATTCGAAGATTTTGGTCAAGTAGACAAAATGCCTTTCAGAGAATTACTAACACTTCGCAATACAAGCTTCGCAGTATTCAAAGGTGGATACCTTGTTATCTTAGACCCTGTTGTTCAAAAAGAGTTTGGACTAACTG